TCATCACCCAGGACATCATACAGATAGACTATCAGGGCAAGCCAGTGGTGACCTACGTGGATAGAGGTCAGTTCAGCAAGACTGCCCAGTATTACTGCGCATCGCTCAACGATGAAACCGGCAAATATGAAACATCAGACGTATGGTACACCGGCTGCAAGTGGAGATGCCAGAAGACGGGAACCCATGCGGAACCACGCTGGAACAGCACCGACTGGGCAATGATAGAAGGCAATCCCGCCTTCTCCGTGGATTTTCAGGAAGCGGAAGCCATCTACGACTTCGACAACTTCGTTGCCCCGCTCACCATCGTGGCAACGCTGTACGGGCAGGACATTACGGATGACATCCTCGATACGGATGTTGCCTGGACCCGATATACAGAGAACTCGCAGGGAGTGCAGCGCGTGACTTCGGACACCGTCTGGGCTGAGAAGCGGGGAGGTGCAGGCAAGTCTATCGTCCTGACACAGGAAGACCTCTCGCTGGACAGTGATGGCGTGCCGAAGAAGATCAGTTTCACCGCCACCGTCACCCTGAGGGATGGCATGGGCAATGAGGCAGACAGACAATCCGTATCCTTAGATTATATGAAACCATAAACAAATATCATCATCATGAAACAGATAAGATTTGATTTCAAGTACCAGCCGCTGCAGGTCAATAAATCGGTGACGCTGGGAGGTGGCGTTCCGAACGAGCAGACCTACGATGCCGACTCGGGGGAGTTTTCGCCGGATTATTCCCTCGTGCCGGTCTGCATCAAACCGGTGATCGGCATTATCGACAGAGACCTGATACTGACGAGCGGCTGCGTTAATGCCCAGCTTACAGACGTATCCTGGCGCAGGGTTGTAAATGGAGTGGAAGAGAAAACACCCCTGGTGAGCACAGCAGGAAAATATACGATCACTGCGAGTGGGGACGAGAACGGCAAGCTGCTCTGGTATGTCAATGCCGCACCGCAGAAGCCCATTCTCCTCAGGTTCAAGGCAGCGTATATGGACCCCAGAACCGGACAGATATATAATATTGTAGAAGACGTCTCTATTACGTGCCGTAATGCGACGCATTACATTCCGGTGCTCCAGCTTTCTGGCGGAAGCAGTTACTATAACCCGACCCGTGATGAGGACAAGCAGACCATCACGGCATCTCTCCGTCTCGGAACAGAGGAATGCAGCGCCGGCAAGCGGGCCTTCGTATGGGAGATTGCCCGCAGCAGCGGATACTTCACGGCGGTGACGGCAGACGACCTGGAGCTGAAGATATCCTCAGACGGGACCACTGCCACCCTGGACCGCTCCCTGATGGGCGATCAGATAACGATAAGATGCAGGGCGAAGTACAGCGCAGCCGGCAATCCATCTGCCGTGCAGCTCACAGATGCCTCTCCTTCCAAGGTGATTACCATAGCAAGAAGAGTTCCGCCTGTAGATGTCGAGATCCTGGACACGATAGATACTCTGCAGCCGGGAACCAGGAACTTCAATCCGAGAGCCTACATATATGATAACGTGGGCGAGATTCCTAATCCTACCAAGGATATCCTCCCGATATGGTATTTCGGCACCAACAGTCATACGAAGGCGATAGACTTCGTCCAGCAGGGACACGGGCTCAACCCTACCATCCCCACAGACCTGATGGATGCCAAGTTTGGAGGTATCCTGCAGATAGACCCGGTAATCCTCAATCCGCTGGCTCTACTGACAGACGGAGACGGAAAGGTGATAACGGACGGCGACGGAAAGGCCATCGTGTTCCATTAATTTTCAGAAAATCATCAATTATCAATATAACTATGGAAAGATATGTAAAAGTGAACCGCAAGGTAGCAGAGTTCCTGCACCTTGAGAATGACCGTACGCAGTTCAAGGACGGCAACTTCCTGCTCTGGATGCAGGATATCATGGTATTCGGCAGTCTCATCAACTTCAATCAGATTCTTGCCCAGATAGGTGCTGTAGCCCTGGACGGGGATTCTGCGAAGCAGGAGCAGGATGGTGAGTGTACTCATCTTCTGCCTGAAGCTACAGACGAGAGATTCGTCATAGAAGAGAAGTCAGCCACGGATGAAACCGAAGGCAAGGAGGAGTCCTCTTCCGGTAATGCCGAGGCTAAGGAGGAACCTGGCGAGCAGGTTCCCGGCGAGCAGGCAAGTGTTCAACCTGAAAACAAGGAGGAATAAGGTATGAGCAGCGCAAGTAAAACCGTCCATATCAAGTTTCTCAGCAAGCTTGGTACCTACACCCCGCTGATCCAGTCGCCAAGCGGAGACCTGTATCAGGAATACCAGCAGGTAGGAGATAAGGTGGTGACATACCCGGATTTCTCCAAGACCAAGCCGGAACTGTACTTCATCTGCACATCTTCGAGAGCGGTCGAAGGTGCGGTTACTCCGGCAAGCATGAGATATTACTTCAACGATTCGGAAATCACCTTCGCTTCCAGCGGAGTTTCTGACGGGCTGTTTGCCGGAATGTTTGAAATCATCCGCCCTAGTACGAACCAGCCATACTTCGGTCTCAGAATCGTGAAGAATCTTGCTGAAGCTTCCCGGTTTGCATCTATCGTCATCAAGATGGTGGGCAAGATAACTGCAAGGGGACAGCAGTCGGATCTGACAGATGATATCCAGGAGACGTACTCGATACCCGTTGTTCCTTATACCGGAACTGCCTACAGAGTCACCATCATGGCTGGAGATAGCAAGATGTTTACGCTTCAGAGTCCGACAGACAGCTGTGTGCTGAAGGCGAAGACCACGCAGGGCAACGAGACGTTTTCCAGCGGACTGTACTACAAGTGGTACAGAGCCGCCAACACGGCGAACGGCTGGGAGCAGATTTCAGGGGATAGCAGTGCTACCATAACCGTGAAGGCTACCGACGTGAACTGTACGAGAGAATTCATGGTAGAGGTATATAACAACAGCAGCATGAGCAAGGACAGCATGCTGGGATTCGATTTCCAGACCGTCATCGATACAAGTGATCCATACGAGATAGAACCTCATCCATCTCCTTCGGACGGAAGCATCGATGAGGATACTTCGGGCAACGGATCCGTAACCTATACTCCCAAGCTTGTAACCAGAGGTACGAATAACGTAGTAGCCTCCAAGTTCTTCTTCACTCTGAAGTCGCAGTCGGGTGTGGTTCTCAACACGGAAGCAAGCAGAAATAATACCAAGGCGCTCAGTTCCTTCACCGTGACAAGACAGGATTGCATCAACGGCGGATACAGCGATATTGGACTCACCATAGATTCGGAAAAATAATGGCATCAAAAACCGTAATAATCAAATTCTACCGCATCGGTGTTGGCATTTCCAACACCGATGTGGAATATGCAGACTCCACGAGCAGTTCTACTGCCCCTACATCCGGCTGGCAGACCAATGCTCCTGCCTGGCAGAATGGTCACTATATCTGGACTCGCACCCATATCTACTATACGAATGGGAACGAGAAGCTGAGTGAACCCGTCTGCCTGCCATCCGGAAAGGGCATCGCCAAGATTGAGGAATGGTATTACCTGTCCTCATCGGCAACCTCGCTCGCCGGAGGCTCATGGGTGAAGGATAAGGCTCCTACATGGAAGAACGGATATTATATCTGGACGAAATCCGTCATCACATACACCGATGGTACCAGCAGTTCCACGTCACCGATATGCACGGCGGGAAACAAGGGTGATAAAGGTGATAAGGGTGATGAAGGCGATAAAGGAGAAAAAGGCGA